AGATATGGGTCGTAAGTACTGGAAAAAGCGCAGCTACATTTTCCAAGGTTTTGTAGTAAACAGCGAACTACAAGAAGACACAACACCTGATAATCCGATTCGTCGCTTTATCATGGGTCCGCAAATTTTCAACATCATCAAACAAGCATTGATGGATCCGGACTTTCCTGCACTTCCTACTGATATGGAAGAAGGAACTGATTTCAAAATTCACAAAACAACAAAAGGTCAATACGCTGACTATAGCACAAGTAACTGGGCACGCCGTGAGCGCAGCTTGGACGAAAATGAACGTGCTGCGATTGATACGCATGGACTGTTCAACTTGAACGACTTCATGCCTGCTAAACCGACGGCAGAAGGGCTTGATGCAATTCGTCGCATGTTTGAAGCAAGTGTTGACGGGCAACTGTACGATCCAGAAGAGTTTGGACAGTTTTATCGTCCTCCGGGTGTAAGTGCACCAGCTAGCAGTGCATCAGCAGCATCGCCAAGTGTAGCACCTAGTCCTGCACCGCAGCCTGCGGCTGCTCCAGCTGCGGCTCCTGTAGCCGAAACTGTGAGTGACACAGGTTGGCAAGATCCTGCTCCGGCAGCACCAGCAGCACCTGCTCCAGCAGCAAGTGAAGAACCTAAGGCAAGTGCACAGGATATTCTAGCAGCAATTCGTGCTCGCAAAGAAGGCTAAACGCACACAGGGGGCTGCATGAGTTTGCCCCCTTTTGACTTGAGGAGATGCACATGGCAAAACCATTTGATGTAAGTAAATTCCGCAAAAGTATTACAAAGAGCGTACCTGGGCTCAGCAGCGGTTTTCGTGATCCGGACACATGGATTTCAACAGGTAACTATACTCTAAACTATTTGATCAGCGGTGATTTTCACAAAGGCATTCCACTGGGTAAAGTTAGTGTGTTTGCAGGAGAATCGGGTGCAGGTAAAAGTTTTATTTGCAGCGGTAATGTTGTGCGTGAAGCACAAAAGCAAGGCATTTTTGTTGTACTGATTGACAGTGAAAATGCACTAGACGAAGCATGGCTAAAAGCACTGGATGTTGATACCAGTGAAGATGCACTGATGAAATTGAATGTTGCAATGATTGACGATGTTGCAAAAGTAATCAGTGAGTTTATGAAAGACTACAAAGCCAGTTATGCAGACAAAGACGAAGCGGATCGTCCTAAAGTGTTGTTTGTAATTGACTCACTTGGCATGATGCTAACACCCACCGATGTTGATCAGTTTACCAAAGGTGATATGAAAGGTGACTTGGGTCGTAAGCCTAAAGCACTAACAGCACTTGTTCGTAACTGTGTAAACATGTTTGGTGATTACAATGTCGGACTGGTAGCAACCAACCATACATATGCGTCACAGGATATGTTTGACCCTGATGATAAGATTTCAGGCGGTCAAGGCTTTATCTATGCGTCAAGTATTGTTGTTGCAATGCGTAAACTGAAACTAAAAGAAGACGAAGACGGTAACAAGATCAGCGAAGTAAAAGGTATTCGTGCAGCATGTAAAGTAATGAAAACACGCTATGCAAAACCTTTTGAAAGTGTACAAGTAAAGATTCCATACGAAACTGGTATGAATCCATACAGTGGACTTGTAGATCTCTGCGAAGCAAAAGGCATACTAAAGAAAACAGGCAACCGACTAGAATTCACCAGTAATGTTACTGGAGAAGTTGTAACCAAATTCCGCAAGGGTTGGGAACGCAACGACGATGGTTGTTTGGATGTGATTATCCAAGAGTGGAATCAAAAAGACATGTCTAAGGTAAATATCGCCGAAGACGCAGAGGATGTTATCGATGAGATTGACGGAACAGGAGAGTAATCTCCTACTTGAAATTTGGAGTAGTTTGAAAAACAATATTCCAAGTAAAGATAGATCCCAGGCAGCCACAGACTTTGTCGACGTGCTGGTCTCTGAAAGTTTTGATATTGAAAACATTTATGAAAACTTGTACGGTCAGGATAATACACTTGACCGTGCATTGAACCTAGTAGCAGAATTTGAAGAAACCGAAGATGATGAAGAAGACTGGCTAGCCGATGAATGGGACGAATAATTGGTTTGATACTGTATATCGTAACCTAAGCAAATTACCAGATTGCATACTACACTACAACAGCGAACTTGAACAAGCAAGAGTCGAGTGTAGCCTCAAAGGTAATTTAGAACGCAACAGCAGAGAGATACCCGGTATTGTTGAAATACGTTTCAATCAACTTCAAGAAGTTGAAGCAATACTGGAGTATCTGAACATTGAACTTCGCAAATTGCGCAGCAAAAAGTTTAGAACCTACATGGAAAATTACAATCGCAGTCTAAGCAGCAGAGATGCTGAAAAGTTTGCAGACGGCGACGACGATGTGATTGACATGCAGCATTTGGTAAACGAGTTTGCACTGGTGCGCAACAAATATCTTGGGCTTATCAAAGCACTAGATGCAAAACAGTTTCAATTGAACAACATTACAAAGATCCGTGCAGCCGGGCTGGAAGATGTATCTTTGTAAAATAATCAAAAAAAATGCCACAATGAGGTTGACCTTTGAACCAAGACGCACTATATTATATGTATAGCGTTGATAGAAGAGGGCAGACACAATGAAACAATCATACGATTTTGAAAAAGTAATGTCTTACGCAGTTGCAGTAAACGAACTGCAAGGCTTTGTTGCCAGCGGCAACGGATACTATGACAACGAAAAAACAAAAATGATTTACGATAACAAAACTGTTATCACTGGCATGCTTGATGGTTTGCCAGAGTTTCAAGACATCGAAGTCAACGATTCGCATGCTGAAAAAGCACGTGAAATTAGCGAACATTTCCAAACCAGCATGGCACTGAAAAAGTTGAGCGGCGAGCTAAACAGCTTTGAAGAACGTGTCAGTGATTTTATTATGAACACCGTAGTGGATCGCTTTGGTGTCAGTGTTGCAGCCAGCCTTCCGCAGAGCTATGCAATTGATCAGAAACGTGAAGCGTTCAATGAGCAAATGAGTCGTTACAAAAAGACCAGCAAGTTTCAAGGCAGCATTGGTCAGCGTATGAGCATGGTTGTTGAAATCATTGATATGAAATATTTGCGTAACTTTGGCAGCTATGTGGTAACCAGCATTTACGACGATGCACACGTCATTAAGTTCTTCTGGAACAAGGATCCAGACCTTACTGGTGTGCTGGAAGGTAAAACTGTAAAAATCACAGCAAAAGTCAAGCAACACGAAACCAGCCGTTACAGCAATGCTGACGAAACAATGGTAAATTATGTGAAGATTGATGAAATAAAAGGTTGACACAGGTTGTACTTGTGTTATTATATTAGTGTACTAAAAGACAATGGAGTGAGAAACATATGGCACGTACTACTAAAAAAGCAGTAAAAGAAACAGTTGTAAAGCGCGAAACAGACGCACAAGTTATCAAACGTATGCGCGAGCGTTTTAATATTCTAAACGACATGACACAAGCCAGTGTCGACGGTGTTGTGCGCGGTATGGTTGTTACTGGCCCTCCAGGTGTTGGCAAGTCATACGGTGTCGAGCAAGTGCTCAACGAAAACCGCATGCTAGACAAACTGGCCAACAAAGGCGACCGCTACACTGTTGTAAAAGGTGCGTCAAGTGCAATTGGTTTGTACAAGGTATTGTACGAAAACTCAGACAAAGGTTCTGTGTTGGTTATGGACGATTGTGACACAGTGTTGCACGATGAGACCAGCTTGAACTTGCTGAAGGCAGCACTTGATTCAAGTGCCAAACGTTATTTGAACTGGAACACAGACAGTGCGCTACTACGCCGCGAAGGTATTCCAGATCGTTTTGAATTCAAAGGTAGTGTTATTTTTATCACTAACCTAAAGTTTGAAGCAGCACGTGGTAAGATCAAAGACCACTTGGATGCAATCATGTCACGTTGTCACTATATGGATTTGACAATTGACAGCATGCGTGAAAAGTTCTTACGCTGTAAGCAGTTGGTAGATGATGGTATGCTTGACTCATACGGCTTTGACAAGCGTCAAGTGAACGCACTGATGCGCTACATGGATACCAACAAAGAAGGCTTGCGTGAAGTGAGCTTGCGCATGGTAACAAAGATTGCGGACCTGATGAAACACAATCCAGAGAACTGGAAACGTTATGTAGAAGTAACGTGTATGAAACGGGTACGCTAGAGATAACGGTCCAACTTACGCCCTCTCTCACTCCAATGGACCGTAAAGGGAGTAGTGTAACAGCTACTCCCTTTTTTTATACGAGGTAAAATGAACTTAGTTATACTGTATAGATGTGGTGCTGGCGGCGAGTTCCTAACTTGGGTACTAGGACAGCAGCAAGGTTTTGTAACACAAAAGATTATGATAACACCGGGTAACAAATGGTGTCTTACTAATCCTGCAATCAAACTGTTTGATGCAACTGGTGAGCTTGATACACAACCAGGTGCAGTGAACCTGTGTAGATTTCATGCAAATTGGCTAGAAGATCTCAACACAGATACACTGCGTCTCAGTCAAGAACACATACACACATGGGAAGACACAGTGTTTTTAGTGCTGTGGCCTACCACAGAAGAAAGCAACCAGTGGCAAAACGAACTTGCCTTGCAAAAAGTACCAGAGCAGCCCGCACCTGGTACTACATTAGAATCCAAACATTTGCGTTATCATCTAGCTGGGCAACGGTATCTGTTGGTAGATCCTTATCAACTGTTTCATGATTATCAAACTGTGCAGCACACAGCTACATGGATCGATCAACAAATGGGTACCAACTGTGATGTGGATACCATGTACAGTTTATTTTCTGCATGGCGACACATGAACAATTTGACAAACTAAACAAGAATGTGTATACTAAACTTATGAAATGTAATATTGTACTCAAAGACGAAGTAAACTGCAAAGTAGAAGGACTTGACACTCGCACTAGAAAAAAGTGTATTGACAAACTCAAGTTCTTCTTGCCATATGCAAGACATGTTCCGGCATATAAACTAGGACGCTGGGATGGTACTGTGCAGTATTTCAGCATGGGCGGTAGCACATATATCAACCTGCTTGATGAAGTGCTGCCTATTGTTATACAAGAAGGATACGATGTTGAAGTTGATGATCGTAGACATCGTTGGAACTTTGAAATTGAAGCAGTGACTGAACAAACATTCAGCGACACTGTGTGGCCAGCGGGCCATCCTGTCGAAGGACAACCTATTGTGTTGCGTGACTACCAAGTGGAAATTATCAACAGGTTCTTGGACACACCGCATTGTTTACAAGAAATTGCAACTGGTGCTGGCAAGACATTGATCACGGCTGCATTGAGTGCAAAAGTACAAGCCTATGGACGCAGTGTTGTAATTGTGCCCAACAAAGATCTAGTGCGCCAAACCGCAGTTGATTATGAAAACATGGGATTGGATGTAGGTGTATACTTTGGCGACAAAAAGGAAATGGACAAAACACATACCATTTGCACATGGCAAAGTTTGAACACTATGGAAAAACGTTTCCGCGATGGATTGAGCGATGTTAGTCTTGCTGAATTCCTACAAGGTGTTGTTTGTGTTATTGTAGACGAAGTACACCAAGCAAAAGCAGATGTTCTAAAGAAACTGCTCACAGGAGCATTTGCCAATGTACCATTGCGTTGGGGACTAACAGGCACAGTGCCAAAAGACGAACACGAACTGTTTGGTATACGTGCCAGCTTGGGCGATGTTACAAACAGATTGGCTGCAAAAGAATTACAAGATGAAGGTGTACTGGCTCAGTGTCATGTGAACATTGTGCAAATGCAAGACACCGCAGACTTTGGCAACTATCAAAGCGAATTGACTTTCCTAACCACAAACAAAAAACGCATTGAATACATGGCTGGGCTGATTGAAGATCTCAGCCGCAACGGCAACACATTGGTTTTGGTAGATCGTATCAAAAGCGGAGAGATGCTGGAAGAACTGTTGCCAGACGCAACCTTTGTACGTGGAGCAATGAAAAGTGCAGACAGAAAAGACACATACGACGAAATCAACGACAGCGACAACAGTATCACAATTGCTACGTATGGTGTTGCCGCCGTTGGCATCAACATTCCTCGCATTTTCAATTTGGTACTTGTTGAACCAGGTAAGTCATTTGTTCGTGTAATTCAAAGTATTGGACGTGGCATCAGAAAAGCCAAAGACAAAGATCATGTACAGATTTACGATATTACCAGCAGTTGTAAATTTAGCAAACGACATCTTACTCAACGTAAGAAATTTTATAGAGAAGCACATTATCCATTCAATGTGCAGAAAGTAGACTACCAATGAAGATCCTAACAATTGAAAACCAAAGCTATGACTTGGATCATATACCTGAACAAATTGATGACTTTAGATACTGTGTGCTAGACTATACCAATCCTGCAAACGCAGACTACATCTTTGTACCACTGGTGTTTTTAGAAAGCTTCAACTCACCAGCTATTACACTGACCATTGGTGGAAACAAATTGATGATGCCAGTGGACTGGAGCATGATCATTGCTGATGCCAACATGGGCGATCCAGAAATCATGCCGCTTACCAGCATCAATGATAGAGGCTTTACTGCATTTACAATGAATCCCATCAGTGGTTATATGGTAGACTATTTGGACGTTGAACTTACTGGAGTATTCCAAGATATGAAATGGTATTTTCCAAAACTCAAATACGGACATATATTGGCAGTGCCCATCGAAGATGGCGAAAAGCCTCGTTGTGCATACTTTGTAAAAGATGCAAACAAAGTTCCTGAAGTACTTGACATCAACAAACTGATTTAGTAATATGCGTGTTGCAATTAGTGTAAGTGGACAGACAAGAAGCTACAACGTTCAACAGAACTTGGACTTTTTTTACAAAGGTCTTGACAAGTTGTTTGGCACATACGATCTGTACGGACACACATGGAATGACTGCGAACCGCCTGTGGATGTCGATCGTTACGAACAATTTGTACAAACAGATCAAAACGACATATGGGAACGCTTTGTAAAACACAACATATTTGACAGAGTGCCGTTTCGACCACAGTGGATGAACAATCCTGACTTTGTACGTTACTTTGATAACGAAACAGGATTTATGGAGTTTTGTAGACAGCGCAGCATTGGTGCGTATGCGCAGGTTTGGAGTTGGGCAGAAACACTGCCATTGATAGCTCCTCGTGTCAAACGCTACGATTGTGTAGTACGATGGAGATGGGACAATACTGTAAACGATGATGAAGCTAAAATTGAACAGTTCAAAGAAACACTGGATCATTGGATAAATCGCACAGGAGACTTTGATGCATTTGTCGGAGGGGCCGATGTGTTGACAATGGTACCAGATAGACCGCACTGGATGCAAGACACTGTATTTGTATGTCGTCCTAGTCCAATGCTGATAAAGCCAGACGAACCTGAACGAATACTGGCACGTGTTGTAAATAGTAGACTACCAAGAAGAGACACATCACATAAACTGTGGTACAGTTATCTAGAATGCAGCGGTGCAACAATATCCAGTGGACTACCACACATAAGAGGCGGACAAATCATACAAGACTTTGATAAACCGAATAAACTATGGCTGATTTGAGTATACAAAATGAAATGCGTGTGTTGGACACAAGAGATACAAAATGGTATCCAAGTCTCAATGACGACGAACTGAAAAAAGTCAGTGTGTTTGTGCTACAACGATGGATGAGTGCATTGCAGAGCAGTGATGTGAGTTTGCAAGAGCATTACTTGGAATACGTAAATGAATTCAGTAACAGACACTATAATATTATTAGACACCATCCTGAATTGCAGATCAAGCTACTGCAAATTGTAGGACATACTGCTGGCAAAACACGTAGACAACATGCGTGGATAAAGCCGCACAGCGGTGGTAAAACCAGCAAGCTGTTCAAATGGCTTGCAGAAAACTATACACACCTAAACGATGACGAAATAAACTTATGGATAGCTCAGAACACGACAGAACAGTGGACGCAATTCTTCGAGCAGTATGGGATGGACAAGAAGGAAATCAAAGCCCTGCTCAAATGACACATCGTTGTGAGTACTGTCAGAAAGCGTTCAAGCGTGAACGCACACTGGAAGCTCATATGTGCGAAAAGAAGCGTCGATGGTTGCGCAAAGATGAAAAAGATGTACAGTTTGGATTTAGAGCATTCCAACTGTTTTATCGTTTGGCCGTAAACAGCAGCAAAGAAAAAGGCATCAAAGACTTTATACACAGTCAGTATTATGGAGACTTTGTTACCTATGGCACGTTTCTAGTAGCAAACAATGTGCAGCCTGCAGACAAGTACACTGAATATTTGATCAAGCAAGGTACCAAGTTGAATCAATGGTACAAAGACACAACACTGGAAAAATGGATCAAAACATACACAAAAACCGAAAGTGTAGAACGTGGCATTGAACGCAGTGTAATGAATTTGCAGCGATGGGCAGACGATAATCAATGCGAATGGACAGACTTTTTTGATCGTGCGGGCGGCGGACGTGTGGTGCACATGTTTAGAACTGGCAAATTGAGTCCGTGGATTGTGTACACCTGCGATGCATTTCAACGTGTACTGGACAGAATGAACGATGAACAATTGCAATTGATTGCAGAATATATCGACCCTGCACACTGGATTGCTCGCACAAACAAAGAACGCGACAGTGTACAATGGGCAGAACAAATTTGGCGGAGCGCAGGGGTATGAACGAAGAACAAGCTGTAAAGCTATACGAGGATATGTTGGAACATTTTGGATGGCTGCCAAATCCTGTGAACTATCCAAGAACGTTTCAGTACTATATAAAAATGTACAAACAT